GGGCTCGAGGACGTCGAGTTCGTGCGGGGCAAGGCGCTGGTGATTGCGATCAACAACGCCTATCAGTGGGCGCCATGGGCGGATGTGCTCTACGCCGCCGACGAGAAGTGGTGGCGGTGGCACAAGGGCGTGCCCGACTTTGCGGGACTGAAGTTCGCGTTGCAGGCGGGCGCAGCGGAATGGCCAGGTGTGCAGGTGCTGCAGAACACCGGCCGCTTTGGGTTGGAGTTGCATCCTGGCGGGGTGAAAACCGGGATGAACGGCGGGTATCAGGCCATCAACGTGGCCGTGCATGCGGGGGCGACAAGGATCCTGCTCCTTGGATACGACATGCAATACGGAGCACACGGTCAATCGCACTGGCACGGCGAGCACCCCGACCGGGGGCGTCCGCCCGTGGAGACGTTCCTGCCTGAGTTCGATCGACTGGTCGAGCCGTTGGCGCAGCTGGGCGTCGAGGTGATCAACTGCTCACGACAGACGGCGCTGCAGACGTTCCCTCGGATGCCGCTCGCGCAGGCCTTGGAGCGTGCGGCGTGATCCTGCTCTCGCTCTGCCTACCGTTCTATACCAATTCCGGCATGTTGGCCGAGCAGTATCGGATGTGGGCGAGCTACCCGCCCGAGATCACGGCGCAGATCGAGATCGTGATCGTGGACGACTGCTCGCCGGATGCGGCGATTGATGTGCCGCGTCCTGAGGGCTTGCCCCGCCTGCGGATCTACCGCGTGCTGGAGGATCGCCCGTGGCATCAGCACGGTGCGCGGAACCTCGCCGCAGACAGAGCCGAGGGGCAGTGGCTCCTCATGACGGACATGGATCATGTCGTGCCGGCCGCGAGCCTGTCGCTCCTCCTGTCGTACGTGCGTGACGCGCACCCGCAGGACGTCTTCACGTTCCATCGGTTGGACGCGCCGGATCTGCGGCCAAAGCGAAACGAGCGTGGCGAGTTGCACCCGCATGTCAACACGTTCGCGCTGACCCGTGAGTACTACTGGACGATTGGCGGATACGACGAACGGTGGTGCGGCTTCTACGGCACCGATGGCTACTTCCGCAAGCGGCTGTTCGCGTACGCGCCTCCACGGCATCTCGAGGACGTGCCGATTGTGCGCTACGCCCGCGAAGTGATTCCGGACGCGAGCACGCGGGCGGATCGAGAGGCCGGGCGCCGTCGTGCCGAGCGGGGGCCCATCATGGAGGCCGTGCAGACCGACCGCCGGCCGGCGGTGTTGCAATTCCCCTGGGAGCAGGCACTGTGAGTGTCAGCGTCGTGATTCCTCACTATTTCGCAGTGCGGGAGTTGAACCTGCCGCAGATCGTTGAGGCGTGGCGGACTGGCACGCGCACACCAGACGAGATCGTGATCTGGAACAACGATGCTCCGCTGACGGTGTCCCTCCCCGGTGTGCGCGTGATTCAGTCGCCGTGGAATCTCGGCTGTAAGGCTAGGTTCCTGGGGGCGCTCTGTGCGACCGGGGACTGGATTCTCTTTCAGGACAATGACCTGATGGCGCGACCGGGGACCCTCGCGCGGCTTATGGCCTATGCACTGGAGCATCCAGGCGCGATTGTGTCACTAGACGGGCACCGGGACGTGTCGGGCGTGGATGGTCGGAAGTGGTATCGCGTCAAGGGATGCGGGGCGTCGGAGATCCAGGCGATCGACATCACGCTCGGGCGCATGGAGTTGATGCGGCGCGATGTGCTGATGCGGCTTTTAGCGGAGTTCCCCTTCCGCGACGATTCGGTGATGGACGACCTGATCTTCAGCGCGTGCGCGAAGCGGTTGGGCGTGCCGTGCCTCGTGGTCCCGCACGGGAAGCATGAAACCTGCGTGAACCTCCCGACGGGCGGCGTCGGGCTGTCGATCACACACAAGGACGAGTACCAGTCGGAGCGCAACCGCGTGATGGCGCCATGGTCTCCGTATCCACCGACACAAGCGGCGGTGCCCTGTGGAGGTTGAGATCGTGCCGCGGCTCACGAAGGAGCACCGCCGAGAGCTCTTTGAGTTCGACCGGGACATGTTCCACGTCGGGCGGTCGCTGGACGACTTCCCGGTGAAGCGATTCGAGCAGTACATGATCGGGCGTGTCAGTGGAGCGTTGATCGGCGTCCACGGGATGCTGCGCCATGAGGCCGTGATCAACGGGGTGCGGCGGGCAATCGCGGGCGTCGGGGCGTTCTTCATCAATCCCGCATGGCGCACGCAGGGCCACGGGCACGAGTTGCACCGTCTGACGATGGTGTACTTGCGGGACGTGTGGCGCGTGTGCGGGGCGTTGGCATTCTGTCAGCCGCCGCTAGTGCCCTACTACCGCATGATCGGCGCGCTCGAGGTGACGTGCCCGGTCCTGATCGAGCGTGCGGATGGCGCGCTGGTGCCGTCTCCGCAGCGGCTGGTGTGGTGGCCGTACGAGGACGCGGTGCGCGACGTGCAGTCGCTGGACGTGGAGAGCCGCCGATGGTAACGCTGGCGTTCTCCGTCACGACGGCCCCACGTCCTGTGCCGACGCTGCGGCGGTCGCTCGCCTCGTTACGGGCGGCGGGGATTGACGCGCCCGTGATCGTGAGCGCGGACGGTGACCATGAGCCCGTCTGGGGGCTTGACGTGGAGTTGGTGGAACAGCCCGCTCGGCTCACGGTGCTTGAGCATCGCGTCGAAGCCTTGCGCCTGCTCGTGGAGCGCACGGAGGCGTCCCATCTGGTCGTGCTGCAGGACGACGTCACCTGGGCTGCGGGATCGGGGGACTTCATCGCCCGCACGCTGTCGGAGACGGCGCCGTTCTGGACGTGGTACGTCGATCCGAAAGTGGCGCGGTCGCTGGAGCGTGAGTACGGGAGGAAACACCGCACGTTGCGTCCTGGCGCGTATCTGTCGTCGTTGGGATTCGGGTCCAATGGCGCGCTCTGCTACGGGTTCGCGCGGGACTTCGCGGAACGGCTGTTGTCCTCGCATGAACTGGCCGCGTATCTCCAGCAGGAGGCGCACGCGCTTCACGACGATCACGTGGTGCCGGCCTGCTGTCTCGCACTCGGAGAACCGCTCCAGGTGTGGGTGCCTGGTCTGATCAATCACTCGCTCGGATCCGGGAACAGTTCGATCAAGGTGAAACCGCCGAAAGACACGCCGTACTGGGAGGCGGTGGCGTCGTGACGCCGACGTCCGTGGTGGTCTGGAAGTGGAAGCCGCATGCGGGCTATCGGTCTGTGTTCGGCCCAGAGACAGTCAACGTGATGCGCCGCATGGTGCAGCGGCACTATGCAGGGTCGCCGCGGTTCATCTGTGTCACGGACGACCCGAGTGGACTGGACGAGGGGATCGAAACGGTGGCGCTCTGGAACGATTACGCGCACGTCGAGAATCCGCACGGGCACCCGCGGAACCCGAGTTGCTATCGGCGCCTGCGGGCGTTCCATCCGGACATCGGGGCGGTATTCGGGGATCGGTTCGTGACGTTGGATCTCGATGCGGTGGTGACGGGCGACCTCACGCCACTATTTGACCGCGACGAGGACTTTGTCATCTGGGGAGACACGAACAAGTTCACCTACTACAACTCGTCGCTGTTCGTGATGACGGCCGGCGCCCGCCCGCAAATCTGGACCGACTTTGATCCGGCGGAGTCTCCGCAGGCGTCGAAGCGCGCGGGTCAGTTCGGGTCCGATCAGGGCTGGATCAGTTACCGCCTGGGCCCTGGTGAAGCGCGGTTCACGCGGGCCGACGGCGTCTACAGCTACCGCAACGAAGTCGCCAACAACGGCGGGAGCAATCTGCCGCCCGATGCGCGGGTCGTGTTCTTTCACGGACAGGTCGACCCCTGGGAGCCCTCCGGACAGCGACTGGCGTGGGTGCGGGAGCACTGGCAATGAGTTGGGATGAAGGCGTGCGATGGCGTGAGTACCTCCGCACGCCGCCAGCGTCGCTCCCGGCCACGGTGGCCTTCGTGCGCGACAAGGTGCTGCGCGTCACCAATGGTGATGTGGAGGACGACTATATCGAGAGCTTGATTGCGGCCGCGACGTCAGCGGCCGAGCACGACACCGGCCGGGCGTTGATGCCTCAGGCACGGGAACTGGTGCTCAATCGCTTCCCTTGCGGGCGGATCGTGCTGCCGCGTCTGCCGCTGATTGCAGTGGACGAGATCGCCTACGTTGACCTCGACGGCGCCGAGCAGGTGCTGACTGGGTCTCCAGAGGAGTTCCGCACGGTGCCGTCGAGCGACTGGACGCGTGGAGAGGTGTGGCCGCTACATAACGCCATCTGGCCGGCCACGCGCTGCCAGGAGGATGCCGTGCGGGTGCGGTATCGGGCGGGGTACGACTCGGCCAGTGAGCGTTTCGATTTGATCGTGGCCGGCATTGGACTCATGGTGGGCGAGCTTTACAAACAGCGGTCGCTGTCGGTGCATGCGGTCCACAACACGCCGAGCGTGCTGGCGTTGCGTCGTTTCTGGGAGCCTGTGCGCTGATGGCCTCGCGCGTGGCGCCGATGGAGGCTGGCGAGCGGGATCGGTATGTGACGATCCAGCGGCTCGTCGAAACCGACGAGCCCGGGTTTCCGACAGAACACTGGGAGGACCTGGCGCAGATGTGGGCCGCGAAGATCGACGTGCTCGGGCGTGAACGGTTCCATGCGGAGCAGCTGTCGGCGCGATACGACACGCGGTGGGAGGTGAACTATCGGGCCGACCTCGATCCGGATCTGGTGGACGTCGCCAATGAACGCCGGATTGTCTACCAGGGGCGCGTCTATGACGTGGTGGCGGGGTCGATGATTGGGCGGAAGGCGGGCGTCGAGTTGATGACGCTCTCGAAGGTCGGGTGATGGCGCAATTTTCCATCCGCATGGAAGGCGGCGACAAGTTGGCGCAGCGGCTCAAGGCATTACCCGAGTCGGTGTCAAAGCCTGTCGTGCGGAGTGCCCTCAAGGAGGGCGCGGAACCCATCCGGCTCGCAGCGCAGCAACACGCGCCGAAGAGCTCAGAAGCGCCCCATCTGAGTCTCAACATCGGCGTGAGCGTTGCGAGTCGGATCGGTTCCGTGGACGGCGGGCGGTGGCGTGCGGCCGAGGACGGGGAACAGGCGGTGGCGATCGGCCCAACAAAGGAGTTCTTTTACGGGCTGTTTCAGGAGTACGGCACCAGTCCGCATCGGCAGCCGAAACGCAGGGTGAATCATCCTGGCCATGCGGCGCAGCCGTTCATGCGGCCGGCGTTCGACGGACAGAGCCGGAACGCGCTCGGGATCATCGGGCGGGCGCTGTGGGCGGCGCTGAGTCAGCGAGTGGGCGCGGGTAGCGGCAATAGCGGCGCCGGCACGGGAGGCCGGTTCCTGTGACCGTGGAGAAGGCCGTCGTGGCGCGACTCGCGTCGGATGCCGGCGTGGCGGCACTGGTGGGCCAGCGGGTCTATCAGTTGATCATGCCACAGAAGCCGACGCTGCCGGCTGTGCGCGTGCAGTTGATCAGCGATCCCGAGTTCTACCACTTGCGTGGGGGTAGTGTGGCGGCGCGGGCGCGGGTGCAGACGGATGTCTTCACGGCGGCGGCGAGCGGGTACGACGCGGCTACGACATTGGCGGCGGTGGTGGATACGGTGCTGAGCGGCGCGAAGTTCACGATCGGGAGCCCGCCCGAGATCGAAATCACGGGCGCGTTTCGGGACAACCGTTTCGTGGCGTATGAGCCCGACGAGTTGCGGATGATTCGCGTGATGCAGGACTACATCGTCTGGTATCGCACATGAGATAGCACGTTCTTTGACGAGCGCGGAGCGGGGTGCGGCCTTTCTCTTTGGATGGCCGCGAAACGGAAGACGGAGCAGTGGAAAACAGGAGACAGAGCGATGGCTGACGTCACAGATCAGGAATATCCCTCCGAAGGGTTCAACGGGTTCGGTTCGCAGTTGCTGGTGGGGGACGGTGGCAGCCCCGAGGACTTCGAGGCCGTGGCGTTCATCTCGTCCATCACCCCTGGCGATATGAGCACGAACATCATCCAGCGGACGCACCTCCGCAGCCCCGGCGCGCACCACGAGAAGGTGGCGGGTCTGCGGGACAGCGGCCCCTTCACGCTGGAGGGCCTGTGGGTGCCGACGCACGAATCGCAGTCGCGTGCGGGCGGCGGCAGCGGGTCGTTCACCAATGGCGGCTTGATCGAGTTGTGGCGCAATCGCACCGAGGCGAACTTCAAGATCAAGCTCTCGAACGATGCCGAGACGGAGTGGCCGTTCCGCGGCGTCGTCTCGCGCTTTCAGCCGGGCTCGATCTCTGGCGATGCGGTCGTGAACTTCACGGCGGAGATCACGCCGTTGCAGGACTCGACGGCCGACCTGCCGTAACGGACAGCGATTAAGGGGGCGTAGATGGCGAATCCGCATCGCGGTGAAGTGGGCCTCGTGGTGGGCGACAAGGAGTTCACCTTGGCGCTCACCACGAACGGCCTGTGCGACTTACAGAAGCGCACCGGGAAGACCTACGGCGAGCTGCTGGCGTCCCTCGGGCGGCTTGACATGGTCGCGCTGCGCGACGTGATGAAGACGCTGCTTCGGAAGCACCACGGGAAGCAGTTCCACGACGAGTCTGCCGTGGGCGATCTGATCGACGACGCAGGCGGGCTGTCCGGATTGACAGATCTCCTCAAGGACATTCTGTCGCTGAATCAGCCGCCGGACGGTGACGACGCGACGGAGGGCGGTGAAGGCAGCGACCCTCCGTAGGCTCGGGCTGGGACTGGCCTCGGCTGTACGCCGAGGTGCGGTCGCTTGGCCTGAGCCCTGACGAGTTCTGGGGGTTGAACGTTCGGGAGTTGTGGCTCGAGCGCGGGGTCGCCAAGCTCCGCGACCGACGCGATCACGAACAGACGGTCTGTGGTGCGTGGTGGGGCGAGGTCCTCCACCGACAGAAGACGGTGCCGAAGCTGGAGTCGCTGCTACGGCAGCACGAGCGGCGGCAGACGACGGCGGAACAACTGGCGGTGTTGCACATGCTGAGCGCGCAGTACGGCGGAACGATCCGGAGTGGACGCAATGGCGGGTAGCGCCGTTGTCGGGCTGCTGCGCGTGCTGTTGACGGCGGATACGGCCGAGTTCTCGGCCGCGATGGCGCGTGCGTCGGATGCCGCGAAGGTCTGGTCGAAGGATCTCGCCAAGATCGGCGCGGATGCGACGCGCGTCGGGTCGGCGCTGACGAAGACGCTCACGCTACCGATCGTGGGCTTGGGCGGCGCGTCGATCAAGGCGTTCAGCGACTTCGAGTCGTCGTTTGCGGGCGTGCGGAAGACGGTGACGGCCTCTGAGCCTGAGTTTGCCAAGTTGGCGCAGGGCTTCCGCGACATGGCCAAGGAGATCCCGGTCAGCGTCAACGAGCTGAACCGAATCGGTGAGGCCGCCGGTCAGCTCGGGATCGAAACCGCGAACATTCTCGGGTTCTCGCGGGTGATGGCCGACCTGGGCGTGACGACGAACCTCACGTCGGATCAAGCGGCGACGGCGTTGGCGCGGCTGGCCAACATCACCGGCATGTCTCAGAAGGACTTCGACAAGCTCGGGTCCACGATCGTGGGGCTCGGCAACAACTTCGCCACCACAGAAAGCGAGATCGTCGATTTCGGATTGCGGATTGCGTCGGCCGGCACGCTGGCCGGAATGAGCGAGCCGCAGATCCTCGCGATTGGCGCCGCCATGTCGTCGATCGGCGTGGAGGCGGAAGCGGGCGGCACGGCCGTGCAGAAGGTGCTGAACCAGATCACCGAGTCGGTAGCGACCGGCAACAAGGATCTGGCGGTGTTCGCGCAGACGGCCGGCATGTCGGCGCAGGAGTTTGCGCGGGCGTGGCGGGAGGACGCGGCGGGCACGTTCACGGCGTTTGTTGAAGGGCTCGGGACGCAGGGCGATGCGGCGTTCAAGACGCTCGACAACCTGAGTCTCGGCAACGAGCGCGTCATTCGTGCGTTCCTCGGCTTGGCCGGGGCGGGCGATCTGCTCTCGCGGACTCTGGAGACTGGCACGGAAGCGTGGCGGGCGAACACGGCGCTGACGAACGAAGCGAACGAGCGGTACAAGACGCTCGCATCGCAGGTAACTGTGCTCTGGAACCGCATCACGGATCTGGGTATTTCCATCGGCACGGCGCTGCTCCCGGCGGCGCACGCGATGCTGAACTGGGCGAACGCCTTCCTGCCGATTCTGGAATCGATGGTGCGGGTCTTCGCGTCGATGCCGGTGTCGGTGCAGATGGTCGCGATTGGATTCGCGGGCCTCCTCGCGGCGGCGGGTCCGCTATTGCTCATCTTCGGGCAGTTGGCGCTGTCAGCCTCCGCGCTCGTGGGCGCGTTCGGCAAGAAGGGCATCGCGACACGGGCGTTGACGGCGTTGTATCCGCCGTTGGCGGCGTCTGTCGGGCTGGCGACGACGGCGTTTCGCGCCTTCTGGGTGGCGTTGACTGGGCCGATCGGCTTGGTGGTCGCTGGTATCACGGCCCTGTCGGTCAGCGTGGCGAAGCTCACGGGCGACTGGGTCAACGGGTTGGCCGTGATCTCGCCGCCGCTTGCGGGCCTCGTCAAGAGCGTGCGTGAGCTGGTCGGATTGTTCGCGGATGTGCCGAAAGTGGCCAGCCCGCTCACTGACCTGAACGACCGCGCTATCAAGCCGCTTGGCGTGGGGATGGAGTTCCTCGGACGTGAGTCCGAGCTGTTTGGCAACACGCTCCGGCAGACCGTGGCGCCGGCCGCGACCACGACCACGGGCGAAGTCTCCCGCCTCAATGTTGAACTAGTCAAGGCGCTCGACACGACGCGCAGCTTTACGTCGGCGCTGCAGCCGTTGGCGCAGGGCGCACGGGATGCCGGAGCCGAGTTGCACCTCCTGGTGAGCGGCACGCTCCAGGAGACCGCGCAGGCGACGGAGGCCGCCCGCAAGGCGACGGAGGCCGCCCGCAAGGAGACGGAGGCCGCCCGCAAGGAGACGGAGGCGTGGGCGTTCGCGCATGGGGCCGTGCTGGCGCCGTCGATTCGAGCGGTGAGCACGACACTGGACGAGGT